CTATGTCACATCTGCAAATGGCAAAGAAATACCAATATTAACATCATTCCATGCAATTTCATGACCAGATGCGTAGACTTCAGTCATTCGCGCCGTGGTGTGTCCAGCCAACTGCTGAGCGGATTTACCTGATTTTTTATGCATAAAAATAGATAAAGCACGTATTTCATGAAATGAAGGTATTTGCCTCCCAATGTAATTTGGATATGCATTAGAGCGTTTAACAGCTGCTAGAAATTGATGAGTTAAGTACTGATCATCAATTTGAGTCCAGTGTTCTTTTTCAACTTTTAATGGTCGGCCATGCTTTTTCTTTGGTGCACGATGAATAATAAAAGGGCTTGAAATATGATCCTTACATCGGTCTAAAACTTTCTGAAGCTCATCGCTAACTTTAATGCGCACATAGCCAGCACCTTCTAAAAATTCGAATTCATCTTCAGGGTCATCTGTGGTTTTTTCTTGCGCTACATGTAAATAACCATCAGCAATGTCAGACCATTTCATATTTACGATATCAACACGTCGCTGTGTTGTCAGCATTGCAATATCAATCGCATTTTGAAGCCACAGTGGGGATGCCATGCGAATAGCCGTTAATCCCTCTAGCGTGTGGCGCTTACGTTGTTTGGTTCGATATCGCTTAATAGTCTGCTTGGCGGGATTATCGTCCACTAAGCCCTTACTGATGGCCACATCAAATAATTCGCCAAGAAAACTACGGCAACCAATACTGGTTGATGCTGGCAACTCATCCAGTAGGGCATTTGTCATAAACAAGGTAATGGATGATAGAGATAAGTCGCTCCATTCTTCACATCTGTTCAAATAGTTTACATACGCACGCTTTGTATTTTTAGCGATCGCTTTTCCGTCTTTACGGCGTTTATTTTCCAGAAACTCTGTAGCAAAAGTACCAAAAGTAATTTCGCCAATAACACGGGAAACAAGGTCAATTGAGGGTACTAGCAACTCATTTAATTTTCTAGCTGCAATTATTGCTTTGGCTTTATCATCACCCATACCGTGGTATTTACCTGTAATGGGATGGCGATATCTCCATAACATTCCATCCCCGCGATACAGGTTTAAAGGTAAGTCTTTATTTCTTTTAGAGCGTGGTCTAGACATTAATAACCTCAATGATTGTTTCAGTTACTTAGCACACGATCTACAAGATGATTACCCGTTCGTTTTTGGTAAACATCCCATTTTACATACCACATTCTGCCTTTTTGCTCCGCTGGAAGCATTCCTTTACGGCACTGGCGAGTGATGGTTTGAGGTGTTGGTGGCGTTGCATCTTCTGCGCCGTATACTCGCTTAATAAATTCAGAGATTTTAATTAGACAAGCCATTTAAGACACCCCCTTCAAACTTTGCACCACTTCTTCAGGTAAATCATTTTCAATTAAGATCATGATGTCGCCCTCCATTCATCACAATAAACATCTTTGCATCCTTCAAAATCATAAGGATATTCTTGCCAACTAATTTTCCCGCAAGATGGACAGTTAAACCGCGTCATTGGATTACTTTTTCTGCGACTGGCTTTCTTTAAGTGTTCTGGAGTTTTTAAACCAGCACCTTGAACCATTTTGCGTTTATTTAATTTTCTAAAATCAAATGTACGACGTTTTGCTTGATCAGCCATGCTAAATGGAATAACCACATATTTAGGATCTAATTTTTTAGCGATTGGATAACCAAATACGGACGCTTCGTCAAAATCAGTTGATGTGTTGCATTTATCGATATTTAACCAGTAAACATCATTGCCATCCCATACACCCTTTTCAAAGGCAACATAAGTATTATGAATATCCGTGAATGGTTGAGTTGTACTAGGAATATATTGGTGATCTACCTTCCAAACGGCTAAAGCATCAACATGATCGGCTGAGATTGGCAAATCATATTCACGTGCATGGTTATAGTGGTACTGAGCTTCTTCCAAAGTACACACATGGGCTTTATCAATATTTGTGTGATAACCCCTAAATTCCTTGCATTGAAATGAAACACTGGTACCCACATTGTCTCGGAAACATGCAAGATAAAATCTATTTTTCATGACTTTGCTCCTGTGTTTCTTCATGCTGTTCTGCTTGAATATCCATCACGCCACCTTACCCGCCAAACACTGTCATTAGGCCAGTGGTAATAATTACCCAACAGATGAAAGCTAGAGCAATGAATAGCGCGAAGTCGCGTACATTCGCCCAAATAATTGAGCGAAGTGGAGGGCGTAGTTCTGCTTCAGAAGGATGTTGGAATAGGATAGGAGTTGTTTGACTGTGCATAGGCTTTTGTTTCATACTTATCTCGCATTAAGTTGTAAAAGCACATCAAAAGGTAAGAGAGTTGATGTGCTTTTTTTGTTGTTCGTGAGATAAATGTAAGATAACTTACTTTTAATGTCAAGTATTTGGTAATTAAAATTACCGTGAGTGGTTTTTAGTTTTATGTTAGTCAAGAGGATGTTTAAAAAAGTACGTAATAAATATTTTATAATTAGTTGAAAATAAGGAAATAATGTTTGAAAATTAGTTGAATTTTAAATAATAGATAAATGTATGGGAATTTTTCTTTTCTTGCTATTAATAGCTTCAGGTGGTGTTATCTATTTCTTTTACAAAAAGAACAAAGAGTTAAAATTTAATGAAGCAGGTCTTATAGATAATAATAAAAATTTATCTATAAAAATTGGGAAACTTGAAGCTCAAGCAAGTAGTGATTATAGGCAAATCAGCGGACTTTTAAATCAAAAAGAAGTTTTAGAAAATCGTTTAAATGAATTGGAAAAATATCAAGGTATTGTTGATGTTGTTGGGCATATAGCATCTGAAAAAGAAAAATGCTCCAATGATATAAGGGATGCCAAACTTACATGGCAACGAGAATATGAATCTAATCTGAAATCACATGAAGCTTATAAGCAAATGATTGTGGCTGAAGCTGAAGCTTTTAAACTTCAAATAAAAGAAAAAATTAAAAATGTAGAAATTTTTTTAGAAAAACATTCTCAAAAAACTCTATTTAATACAGAGCAACAAGCAAAAAATATACTTGGCGATTATTATAGTTTAGCCCAGAAAACTATGGAGTTGAAAAGAACCTGTAATGCACTCGAAAATAAAATTCAAGGTTACAGTGATGAGTATTTATTGCCTAATCAGGCAATTCTAGAAGATTTAATAGATGGATACGAGCATTTAGATGCGGCTCAGAGATTAAAGACAATAAAGTTTGAAATCAAAACTGCCATTAAGCAATGTGTTGTTGCAGATTGTGATTATGTTGAAGAAAACAGAAAAACTACAGCTATAGCTTTTATTACAAATGCTTTTAATAGTAAGGCAGATGTGCATGTATCACGTTTAAGGCATGACAATGTTGGGAAACTAATTGAAGCTTTAAAAGATGATTATGTACTTTTAAATAACTATGGACAAGCTTTTAGAAATGCCAGAATTAACCCATCATATCTCGCATTAAGAGTCGAGGAGTTGAAGTGGGCTACATTAGTACTTGAGTTTAAAGAAAGAGAACGCGAAGAGCAGAGAGAGATTCGTGAACAAATTCGTGAGGAGGAAAAGGCAAGGAAAGAATATGAACGGGCAATAAAAGAAGCTGAAAAAGAAGAACAATTACTTAAAAAAGCTTATGAAAAAGCAAAAAAAGAATTTGATTTGGCAACTGATGATGAGAAAGCTAAATTTGATTTGAAAATGCAAGAGCTAATAGAAAAACTCAAAAATGCTGAGGAAAAAAATCAGCGTGTACTATCAATGGCACAACAAACAAGAGCAGGACACGTCTATGTAATTTCAAATATAGGCTCTTTTGGCGATGATATCTTAAAGCTTGGAATGACTAGACGTCTTGAGCCTTTGGATCGCGTCAAAGAATTAGGAGATGCTTCAGTTCCATTTACATTTGATGTGCATGCAATGATTTATAGTGAAGATGCGCCAACACTTGAGAAAAAGCTTCATCACCATTTTAATCATGAACGTGTTAATAAGGTTAACTATAAAAAAGAATTCTTTAAAACGTCTTTGACTAATGTTAAGGATTATCTTGAAGAGTTGGGAATACAAGCAAAATTCACTTTAAAGGCTGAAGCTTTACAATATAGAGAGTCTTTAAAAATTGAATTAATGCCAGATGATGAGCAGCGAGAATTGGAAGATACTATTGAAGAAATGGAATTGAAGCAGAAAGACTACGCCTTAGTCGAAGATGAAGAATAAGATAAAAGGGCCTGTAATAGCAGGCCCTTTTAATTAAAAATAGATCAATTACTAAAGTGCGACATTTATTAAGATTTTTTAATGTTTCATTAGTTTGAAAATTTACTTAGACATCCCGATACAACCCAACAACCTTGCCGACTAATTTGCAACCATCTTCTAAAACAATCGTTTTCTCTGGCCAGTCTGGATTCAAAGGTTGCAAATACATATTTCCGCTCTCAACGATAAGCTTCTTAAAAGTCGCCTCACTGTCGCCTTGGCAAGATACAATAACTAAATCACCTGTTTTTAAATCTGTTATTTGAAAGTCAGGATTAACATAAATTTTGTCGCTAGGGCGGAAGTCTGGAAGCATGGATTCACCAACAACAGTAAGGCCATAGCCATGTTTTCCACATTTAGGGTTTGGTGGCAACCATTCTTCAAATTGTGTACCTGTAGGCACAGCATCAGCAGTAGTCCAAGCACCAGCTTGAACCCAAGAGATGACGGGTACAAGACGACCTACAATAGGGAATGGTGCGGAAATATTATTTACTAGGCTATCTGAAGTCTTACCACTAAGAAGAAAATCAGGTGTTACTGATAAAACTTTAGATAGAGCCATAAGGCTTTCATGTTTAGGAAGGTTGTCATCTTTTTCCCAGTAAATTACAGAAGTTTTAGATACGCCAATTGCATCGGCAAGCTGTTGTTGAGTCACCTTTTTTGTTTTTCTTAATGCTTTTAGGCGTGTACCAAGAGTTTCCATAGATTTAGCCCATTGTTGATGTAAGGAATCTTACCATTTGACTAGGTAAGTTTTATGCTGTTTAATAAGGTAAGAAAAGTTACCTTTGTGAGTAAAATTAATGACAAAACAAGAAGCTCTGCAGCTTTTGAATTGCAATGTCGCAGATTTGGCTTTGAAGTTAGAAATTAGTTCTCAGGCGATCAGCCAATGGCCAGAAAAGAAAATTCCTTTGATGCGTGAATATCAAATTCTAGATTTAGCAAAAGGCCAAATTCCTATTAAGCGTTCTACTAAAAATAGTAATAAAGCTCCCATCTAATAAAAACGTTCAAAGGAAGCCGTTATGAACATATTAGATGCTGCTTATCACACCGTGCACGACTACAAAGGTGGGGCAAATGCACTTGCACCCCGTATGGGCATCAAAAGTCCCGCCGTGCTCAATAGCAAAGTTAATCCAAATACAGACACCCATCACTTGACGCTAGTTGAAGCATCCAAGCTGATGGTGCTGACCAACGACTATCGAATACTGCAAAGCCTCAATGCCCAACACGGCAAAGTCGCAATCAACCTGCCTGACATACCCGAATGCAGAGATACAGCACTCACAGATTTGGTGCTGAGCTTTGGGATGAAAGGCGGAAACGTCTACACGCTATTTAAAGAAATGATGGCAGACGGACGCATTACACGCGGAGAAGCCATAGACATGTCTAAGGTCATTCACCGACTACACGAAATACTGGCCGAACTGGATGCACAAATACACCAGTGCGTAGACGACAAATAGAGGTAAACCCATATGAGTTTAGATGCAACGATTTGGGCTTGGAAAGTACGCCAGAAACAAAAGAAAGGCGGGAGCTTAAAACCACTCAAAAAACTGGTTTTACTCTCACTTTCAGACCGTGCGGGTGAAGATCATTGTGCTTATCCAAGTATGGCCAGATTAGTAGAAGATACTGAAATGGACCGTAAAACTGTCTTAAAAATCATCGATGAGCTTGTTGAGGATGGTTTAATTGTAGACACAGGTGAGAGAAAAGGACGTACAAAACAGGTCAAAGTTTATCAATTAATGGGTGTGAATGGTCGGGAAACAGTCCCAATAACGGTACTCTTAGATGCTGAAAATGATGATTTAAACAGTCCCAACAGTGGAACAGTTCCAACAACGGAACAGTTCCAACAATTCCATGAAAGAGTCCCAACAATTCCGTTAAAGAGTCCCAACGTTGGGACACGGAATCTTTCAAAGAATCTCTCATTAGAATCTAAAAATAAAAAAGACTGGCTTTGCTTTAAAAAACTTCGTAAAGAATTTCACGACATCGATCCCGATTTGGATTTTGAATATCTCATGACGGCAAGTTGGGGAGATCGAGAGAAGCGCGCATTTGAAATGTACAACGATGGTAATAATCTCTGTGACGACCTGATGAATTTCCATTTTGCAGATTGGTTGGTCAAAGCTTACCGAACCAAGTATTCAAAACCTGTCCATGGCCAACCATCCAAACCTGATTCCCAACCGAAACACCTGACTGAAAAACAGATTGCCGTATTCGCTCAAAAGCTAGCTCACCATTCTGAATTTGCAGGTAAGTTCAGTGAACCAGGTGACAGCTACGAAAAACTGGCTTCAAAAATTGCCATGAAACTTGAAAACCCAGTTCAAGCCAAGAAATGGGAGTCGTATCTCAAGCAAGTGGGTTTTGGTGGAGTACTGGCATGATGAAAAACAAATTAACCATCAACACTGCGCAGGCTCAAAAAATCAAAGAAAGCGCGGTCTGTGAAAGCGCTGTGAATCTGTGTTTAGACATGCCTAGCAAAGTGAATAAAGTTGATCAGCCGAGTAAGTACATCGAAACAGAATTGGGCAAAGAAAAACTCTGCATCGAATGCAATGAATATTGGCCGTTGGATGATGAGTTTTGGTCGCACCGTATTGTTGCTTTGGTTGGTGGAAATACGTCTAAGAGATATGAATCGGTTTGTAAGTCTTGTTATGACATTCGATACAGGCCCAACAGAACCAAAACAAAGAATCGAATTAAATCTGCATATGAAAAGAGGGCTGTAATTTGAAAATCCTCATTGGTATCGATACTGGCGTTCATACAGGCTTCGCCGTGGCATTTGATCACGGCGCAGGTGGTGAGCTTCAAAGAGTGGAATCACTCAGTATTACTCAAGCCATGCAATGTGTTCTTGAATATGAAAATGAGCATGACCTTCAAGATATTACGCTTTATATCGAAGATGCACGTTTACGGACTTGGTTTGGTGTCATGGATGCCCGACAAGCCAAAAGTGGTGCTGGAGTACGTGAAGGCGTTGGATCCGTTAAGCGTGATGCGCAGATTTGGGAAGATTGGTGTAAAGAGCAGGGTATTAATTACAAGATGATTCACCCAGCTTCAAATGCAACAAAAAAGAAAGCAGTAGATTTTACACGTATGACGGGTTGGACTGGTCGCACGAATGAACATGCACGTGATGCAGCAATGTTGGTATTTAAAAGATATGCGAGGTTTTGAGGGCTCATGGATAACCTAAACGGGTTAAGTGGAGATTTAAAAAGTATCGCTGAGGTCATTGGGAGAGATCAGGCCCTTTATCTGGTCAGCCAGTGTCCAAGATATAAAACAGAAAAGCGGTCGGGCAAGGGGCAGATATTGCTATATGTGCCAAAGCTTAAAAAACTCACAGTACGGCATAGCTTGGTTCAGGCTTTGGGGTATATCGATGCTCAAAAACTGTCGGTGGTTTTTGGTGGTGAACTATTAGTGCTTTCACACTGTGCCCATATGATTCTAGAAAAACGCGATGAGGGCATCAGGAAAATGATGAAGAGCGGGTTTTCAATTGCCGATTTAGCATCTTTTTTTAATGTTACCGAACGCATAGTTCTAAAAATTCAGAATATGGAATTAAGTAAGCAACAGCTTAGCCTGCAATTGTGAATAATGAAAAAAACGCTAATTTTTAAAACAATAAGTAAAAATGAATTGGGTGCGTCTTGATGTCGTGGAATGACTTTTTATTGTCTGTGATGAAAATGTTAAGTGAGTTTCAATATTTTATTGCAGGTTTAATGGGAGCGAGTGTTGTGACCAGATATAACAAAGAACAGCTTAAAACACCTGGTGATTATGTTGTGTTTATTTTATCGGGTGCATTAACAGCTCATTACCTGACACTATTAATTTTACAAATCACACCATTGCAACCAGAACATGCTGGTGGTATCGGGTTTTTGACGGGTGCTATTGGTGGTTTGGTTTTACAGGAAATTATCGCTTGGATTAAATCAGGTGCATACAAGCAGGTGGGCTTTAAAGACTTCTTCATGGAGATGTTAAAAAATTGGTTTAAACGTGGTGGGAAAAAATGAGCATAAATCAAACAACAGAAGTAGCTCAGGCTTATTCATGGTTACGGGCAATGTCAGGTGGGAAGCTTGAACAGTCTCAAGTAATTGCTGGTGATGAAATTATTGCTTGTCATGGTTTAAAAACACTCGCAACGCTGATTGGATTTTCATTAACCAAGGTTGTAAGTGGATTGTTTGATATTTCAGACCACGGCTATTCCATTATTCGTGAAAGTGAAGGCTTTCGAAACCAAGCGTATAAAGATACTGGCGGTGTTTGGACTATTGGGTATGGGACGATCAAGTACCCTAATGGTGTGTCAGTAAAACAAGGTGATACCTGTACGCAAGGTCAAGCAGACTTGTGGTTGATGAATGATTGCAAATGGGTAGATGCGTGCCTTGATAAGCACATTAAAGTAAAACCCAATCAAAACCAATTCGATGCACTTGCTTCATTCGTATACAACATTGGTGAAACAGCATTTGTAAAAAGCACAATGCTGACTCTACTGAATCAATCGAAGTTTGAATTGGCTACAAATCAGTTTGACCGCTGGATTTATGACAATGGCAAAGTCATTAGTGGACTGGCGAATCGCCGTGCTAAAGAAAAACTTCTATTTTTGAAGTAGGTCGATATGAATATCAAACTCATCGTTGCTCTTAGCTTTTTACTGACCAGTATTTTCATTGGTTGGTGCTGTTATGACTATGGATATAACAGCGCTCAAACAGAACAAATACAGACTTATGAGCATCAGCTTGAAGAACTTAAAGCCCAGGCTGATCAAGCATTAAATCGTGAGCGTAATAGTTACAAAAAACAAGAGCAACTTGAGGCTAAGTACCTTGAAAAGATTAAGGAATTACAGCACAATGAAGCGAATCTTATTGATGAGTATCGCGCTAACAATCTCAGCTTGCGCGACTCACTCAAAGCCAAGAAATGTCCCGATGTGTCCATCGTTACCGACAGCACCGTCAGTCATCATGCAGCCACAACAGGCGGACTTCACGACAGAGATGTCGAGTTTCTTATTCGGTATGCCGCAAGAGCAGACGCCGTAGCAGAGCAACTCAAGAGTGCTCAAGCTCTCATCCAGCAGGACAGAGAGCTATGCAACGGTCAGACCGAAACATCTAATACCAATGAAAAAATAGTTTCCCAAGGTACTTCCAGAGGGTCACCCCAAGCGGGGGCAAAGACCTCGCAGGTTTTCATATCTGCGTGAATTTCAGAACCGTAGTTTATGTTTATGTCTTATTTTCTATAAATATTTGTTTTTAAAAGTTAATTCTGAAAATCGAAGTAAAAAGGGGATTCTATGTCTGCAATTATTAAAGGCCAAGAGGTAACCAGACAGGGATTAGCTGATATCTTTGGTGTATCGCTACCAACAATTGATAATTGGGTTCGTAGTGGTTGTTCGTATATTCAGAAAGGCGGTCGTGGGCAGGAGTGGAAATTTAATACTGCGATCGTTTCGAATTGGTTGCGAGATCGAGATGTTGAAGATGCAACAAGTGGAATACCTGATGATATTGAATTACTAAGAGTTCGAAAGCAGAAAGCGGAAACAGAATTAGCAGAGTTAGAACTAGCGACTAAAAAAGGTGAAGTGGCTTTAATTTCTGAATTTGAGCAAGTACAGGCGATGGTCTTTGCTGCAATACGTGCGAATATTATGAATGTGCCTCAGCGTGCAGTTTTGCAATTACTTGGTGAAACAGATGAGCGCGTTTTTAAAGAAAAATTAAAAGCTGAGTTGGTTTTGGCGCTTGAAACATCTGCGCAGGATGAGCTGGAGCAAGAGGATCTTGAGTGACCTTTCAATTTTTAGCAATTATGGAGATGTTCTTGATGCTATAAGACGCTCTATGCATCACTTGGTTCCGCCACCAGATATTTTACCGAGCGATTGGGCTGAAAAAAATATTAAGATTCCTGTTGGTAATGCGATACCTGGTCCTATCAATTTTGATAATGCACCATACCAGCGTGGCATGATTGATGCGATTAAAGAATATGGTGTACGCCGTATTACATATATGACTGGTGCACAGTTAGGAAAAACTACAATTCAACAATGTGCAACGGGTTACTTTATTGCTCACGAACCCAAATCACAAATATTTGTACAGCCAACTCAGGGTGATGTTCAAACATTCTTAGAAACTAAACTTCGTCCAATGATTGAGGCTAATAAATCAATTTCTAAAAAGATGGCCAAGCCAAGAAGCCGTGATGGTGTGAATAACAGTCGTATGATTTCTTATGTCGGTGGCTGGTTGATGTTTTCGTGGGCCGGTTCACCCAAAACATTGCGTTCACGTTCTGCGCCTATTACTCATGCCGATGAAATTGATGGGATGGAAGCGACAGCAGAGGGAGATCCAATTGAACTACTTGCCCAGCGTTCGGCCACATTTGGTGATCAAGCATTAAGAACCGAATCGAGTACACCGACTATTGCTGGTGCGAGTCGCGTTGAGAATGCCTTTAAGCAAGGTGATATGCGTAGATACTATGTACCTTGCCCTCATTGTAGTGAAGCTCAATTTTTACGGTGGGAAAATGTGACATGGGTGGGCCGTAAATCGCGCAATATTCAAGATGCTAAGGAAGATTTAGATCAAGATCATGAAGTTGATACTGCTACTTATCGCTGTGAATGCTGTGGTGAGGTATGGTCTGATGGTGAACGCATTGTTGCAATTCGAAATGCTGAAAAATTAGGGCATGGTTGGAAGGCAGAAAAGCCATTTAAAGGACATATTAGTTTTCATGCACCAGAGATGCTTTCGACTTTTCGTAAGATGCGTGACATTGTGCAGTCTTATTTAGATAAGTTGGCTCTTGATGATTTACAAGTTTTTGTAAACGTATCGCTGGGTGAAACTTATGAAGAAAACGGAGACAAAGCAGATCCTGAAGTACTGCAACTTCGTGCAGAAGAATACACAACTCAAATACCGAATGCTGGTGTGTATTTAACTTGTGGCATAGATATGCAGATGGATCGGCTTGAGTTGGAAATTGTCGCTTGGGGCGTAGGTGAAGAAAGTTGGTCTATAGATTATCGAGTGCTTTGGGGCGATCCACTGGGTGATGAAGTTTGGGAAGAACTGGATGATATTTTAGAAGATACTTATATGCATGAGTCGGGGGCTCAACTGAGTATTTCGGCTGCATGTCTAGATACGGGTGGTACCGCAGGTTACACACAACGTGCGTATGAATATGTAAAAAGCCGTAGAAACAGGAAAGTCTTTGCGATTAAAGGGCGTGCCGGCTGGGGGATGCCAATTGTGCAAAGTCCGCAGCGTAAACAGTCAGGTAAAGATAAACGGAAAATTGATTTATTTATTGTTGGGGTCGATGAAGCAAAACTGACTGTCATGCGCCGTTTAGATTTAGAAAAGAAAGGCCCTGGTTATTGTCACTTTCCACATGATCGGGAAATGGAGTGGTACCGACAATTAACGGCTGAAAAATTAATTATTCGTTATGTCAAAGGGCAACCTATTCGTGAGTGGCACAAGCCAGATCGGGCTCGTAATGAGGCACTTGATTGCCGTGTTTATGCTTTGGCTGCTTTAAAAATTATGCAACCGAATTTAAAGCGCGTGGCTGAGCGCATGTCTATTGAGATTGATGAACCTCAGGCTGAGAAAGAGGTTGATCAAAATACTACAGAAGTTAAAACAGTATTGAAAAAGAAGGCTGTTAAAAAAATCTCTGTATCGGTAGTCGTTCCAGCACCTAAACATACTATGATTAAAAGGAAAAGGGTTTTTGGGAATAAGAAATAATGCTTATAATAGAGCTCTTACTTTAGAATCTAATATAAATTATATGAGAGTTGAATATCTAAAAGCAGTATTAGCCCAAGTTTTTACTTTGTTATTAAGCTTATTTTTATTGAATCTAATTTTCAAAGGTTTTTTTATTGAAAGTATTCCTCAAAAAAACTGGCTTTATGTTTTTCATGGAAAGCTGTTGATTTGTCAGACAATATTATTAATTTTTATATTTGTAGTATTTTTTTTTGGAACGAGTACATTAGTAAAAGTAGCTTACGATGAAAGTGAGCACCTTTTAAATAGAATACTAGTAATATGTTGTATACCAATTATATATTTCTTTTCTTCCTTAATTTTACAATTATTATGTGGTGTTGCATCTATATTTTATTTTAAGCCGTCTTTAATTGATTTTTTCAAATATCTATTTTGTTATAGCTCAGTAGTTATTTTAATTACTTTTTTGCAAAATAAGTATATAGCCTCTCCAAAAGAAAGTTTATTTATGTACTTATTTAAAAAAATTAAAAACTTTTTAAAGGGTCGAAAGACTGAAAAATGAACTAAGTTTCATTTTATTTAACCTCGCTATATGCGGGGTTTTTTACAATTGTGAATAATGAAAAAAACCACTTAAAAAATGATGATAAAACCAAGAAAAAGCGCATTTTGGGTTAGAAAAATACATGAGTGGTCAATTGTTTCCCAACCAAATCAAAGCAGGTACGACGTTTAAATTTAATCTGAATTTAACGGCATACCCTGCATCTGATTGGACAGTTTATGCATATTTACGTGGTGCAAGTGCAATTGATCTGCAATCTACAGCGCAGGGAAATATGCATGTATTCAGCGTGCCTGCAAATATCTCAAAAGACTATAAAGCTGGACATTACGGTTTTTCACTTCGTGCAGTGAATGCTGGTACAGATGAGGTGGAGGAGCTTGAATCGGGCGCAGTTGAGATTAAAGCGGATCTCGCATCTATTTCAGAAAATGCCGATTTAAGAAGCCATGCGCAAAAAACCTTAACAGCATTAGAAGCGGTCATCGAAGGTCGTGCCAGCTTAGACCAAGAGCGATATCGCATTAATAACCGTGAGCTATACCGTACCCCAATGGAGACGCTGATTCGATTGCGTAATCAATACCGTGCTGAAGTCAGTCGAGAACAGGCGAAAGCATCAGGTAAAAGTCTGTTTGGTCGTGTTGTACGGGTTAAATTGGGGTAATTGCTTGTTATGAATATTTTTAAACGTCAAATTGCTGAAGTGCCGAATGTTACGCAGATGAATCCTGTAAAAGATGAGTCAGTGGTAAAACGAGGGAGTCGGGTTTTTCGCAATGCTATCCGTTGGTTTAAAGCAGGTGTAAGCGACCGCCTAACTTCCGCTTGGCCATCTACACCATTACCAGCTGATTTAATCGTAGAGCGATATCAACGAACCTTAGTTGCACGTAGTCGTGAACAATGTGCCAATAATGATTATGGCCGAAATTATTTGCGTTTAACCCATCAAAATATTGTTGGGCCTCAAGGTGTAACGCTTCAGGCTCAGATCCGCAATGCACAGGGAAAACTAGACAATAAACTTTGCGATGCCGTGGAACAAGAATGGTCAAATTGGAATAAGAAACATCACTGCGATATTCAGGGCAAAAAGTCTTGGCGTTCTTTCCAACGTTCTTGTGTGATTTCAGCAGCCAAAGATGGTGAGTTCTTTGTCAGGATTATCCGTGGTGCTGATGCAGGGAAATATGGTTTTGCATTGCAAATGATTGATGCTCAGCGTTGCCCAATCATGTATAGCGCAAAACTCTCAGGTGGTCGCTTTATCCGTCAGGGTATTGAGTTTAACCAATTTGGACGACCGATTGCTTATTACTTTGATAGTGACTCAGAAGAAGAAAAACAGTATCGCGTTGGTTCAGGGAATTACATTCGTGTTCCGGCAGAACAAGTCATTCATGGCTATTTAGAAGAAATTGTCGGGCAAAAACGGGGCATGCCTTGGACGGCCACCAGTCTATTCCGTATGAAGCAACTTTCTGAGTTTGAAGATTCAGCGATTGTGAATGCGCGTGTTTCTGCCAACAAAATGGGTTTCATTCAATGGAAAGATGGCTATGGTCCCAAGTTTGAAGAGGACGATGAAATCCAGATTGAATCTCAAGCGGGTGAGTTCCCAATGTTGCCTGAAGGGGCAGAACTCAAAGAGTGGTCTCCCAATTATCCAACGGGTGAATTCCTACCTTTTCACAAAGCAATGTTGCGCTCAATGGCTGCAGGTATGGGCGTGCTCTATAACAACTTAGCTTCAGACCTTGAGGGAGTGAACTTTTCAAGTATTCGCCAGGGAACTTTAGATGAGCGTGAACATTGGAAAGAACTCCAACAATGGTTAATTGAAGCTTTAGTTGAGCCAGTCTATTTCGCATGGTTGGAATATGCATTGCTCAAAGGCGTAATTAAGAAAGGCAATGTGCCACTGAAAGCCGTAGATATTGACCGTTATACCCAAGTCACTTGGCAACCACGCCGTTGGGCTTGGATTGATCCATCTGCTGATGTCACTGCAGCAGAAAAGTCGAAGAACAATATGCTGACTTCTGCGGGAGCCATTATTCGTGAGCAGGGTAAAGATCCGCAAACCGTATGGGCTGAGATTGCCCGCGATACTCGCACCATGATTGATGAATTAGTGGCACAGGGCATCAGTAAAGAAATAGCGGAAGAAATGGTACTTGCCAGTATGGGGCGCAAACAAGCAGGCGCAGTAGGGCGTCCAAAAGAGGGGATGTAATGAAATTTTTGAAAACTGATCTAGCACTGACTTTAGCAGGCATAACGTTGACTCGAGATGCTTCTCAAACAAAGCCTTTACCTGATTTTAATAAAGATAAGCTGGTTCGTAACTATATCGTCGATGACTTCACAGTTGATATGGAAAAGCGAACGGTCGAACTTTCATTTTCAAGTGAAACGGAAGTAGGCCGTTGGTTTGGTGTGGAAATTCTAGATCACAATCAAGGTGCGGTTGATTTTTCGCGCTTGAATACCCGTGCGCCGTTTTTAATGGATCATAACTCCCGTGATCAGGTGGGTGTGGTTGAAAATGCTTGGTTAGATCATTCCCAGCGTAAAGGACGTGCATTAGTTCGTTTGAGCAAATCTGCACGTGGCGAGGAAATTCTACAAGATATTGATGATTTGATTCGTACCAATATCAGTGTTGGTTACACCATTAAGAAGGCCATCCTAAAAGAGCAACGCGAGCATGATGATGTTTATTTGATTACCGAATGGCAACCCTATGAAATTTCCCTTGTGTCTATTCCAGCGGATACCAATGTGGGGGTTGGACGTTCAGCAATTGTGAATAATGAAAATAACTCTGCCGTTCCACAAAATGAGCCTATAGCAATTATTCCAGTGAATCAGCAAAGAGCAAATCGTATGAATTGGGACTACTTTACAGATAAAGATGGCAACCAAGTCCGTCAACGCCTCAATGACAAAGGTGAGCGTTTTGGCGAAATTGAAATGGTGCGTGCAGTAAACGACACGGCAGAACGTGGTGCAGAAGCAGAACGTAAACGCGTCGGTGACTTAATGCAATTAGGTGAGCGTTTTGGCGCGGGTGATTTGGTACGCCAGTACATTGATGAAAATAAATCACCAGCAGAATTACAAAATGCAATTTTAGAGCGTATGCATGGTAATCAAGGCAAACCAATTACTGAACAGCCGAAAAGCAATAATGCCGATATTGGTCTAACAGGTGATGAAGCACGTTCATTTAGTTTAATGCGCGCGGTACGTGCCATGTTGCCGAATGCAACGTTAGCAGACCGTGAGGCAGCCGCATTTGAGTTGGAGTGTTCAGAAGCGGCACAAAAAGCTTATGGTCGTTCTGCTCAAGGGATTTTAGTGCCTGCGGATGTACTTAGTCGCGTTTTTGAAGTCGGTACTTCCAATAATGGTGCAACCTTGGTTGGAACCGATCACCGTGCCGATATGTTCATTGAAATGCTACGTAACCGCTCAACCATTATGAACTTAGGTTTCATTATGGATGGATTGGTGGGTGATGCCGAAATTCCAAAGCAAACAGGTGGTGCAACTGCTTATTGGCTTGGTGAAGAAGAGGAAGTGCAAGGGTCTAGCCCTGCAACAGGTCAATTAAAACTAAGCCCCAAAACAGTGGGTGGTCGTGTTGAGATCAGCCGTAAGCTCATGCAACAAAGTTCACCAGCGGCAGAACAATTGGTCTGGAATGATTTAAACCGTGCCTTGGCTTTGAAAATTGATAAAGCAGCTTATTACGGTACTGGTGGAGACAATCAACCACTGGGTTTAAAAAATATTTCTGGCATGAACGCCGTGAGCTTTGCAGCAGTAAATCCAACCTTTGCTGAAATGGTGGCGATGGAATCTGAAATTGCTTCAGACAATGCCGATGTTGATCGTATGTCTTATGTGATTAATGCCGCTATGCGTGGTCATTTTAAAACAGCACCAAGAATGGGTGCTGGCACGGAAAGTACGATTTGGGAGCCAGGGAATACTGTGAATGGTTATCGAACTGAGGTGACTAATCAGATTGAAGCGGGCGATGTGTTCTTCGGTAATTTCGCAGATTTGATCATTGCGATGTGGGGCGGTTTGGATATCACTATTGATCCGTATTCTTTAAGTGCTAAAGGTGGCTTACGCATTGTGGGCTTCCAAGATGTGGACTTTGTTTTGCGTAACACTGAGTCCATTTGCTACGGCAAGAAAACTGTCTAATTGATGAGCCACAACTGTGGCTTCCCACTCCATTTTTGTGAGCATATATCCATGAAAACAACTGTTGTAATTGCTTTAACTTCTGCCGTAGTGATTGAGGGTGAAATTCGTAAAAAAGGTGACGAGGTCGAAGTCTCGCATGCCTTGGCACAAGATTTGTTACGCCGTGGCCGTGGCACTTTAGTAGAGGGTGATGCTGAAGATCAAGAAATTGATTTGGCTACTTTGACTAAAGCCCAACTTATTGATTTTGCCTTGCAAGAATATGAACTTGAGCTAGATGCTTCTCTCACCAAAGATAAATTAATTGAAGCGATTCAAGCTGCTGCAGAAGCCGAGTAAAGCCTATGCCAAGTTGGGAGAATTTGGATGTGTTTCTTCAGACTGATTCGGTGGGCGGATTTGCCGTAACAGCCACTTTACAGTTTGAAGATGGGGCAGACGATAAGTCCATTACAGGAATCTTTGATGAGCCCTATTTAAACGCTCAACTTGGTGAGTATGAGGTTGATGATGCTCAACCTCGTTTCACTTGTAAATCAGCAGATGTTGTAGGTGTAAAACGGGGTGACTTTTTACTGCTTAAAGACGGTCGTAAATTTTATGTCATGACCTATCCGCAACAAGACGGCACAGGTCTTTCGATACTTAAGCTAGAAATTAACGAATGATCTCACTCGATATAAGTGCACAGGGCATTGAGGCCATTATTGCAAAGCTTGAACCTACCGAAAAGCAAGCAAAAAAAGCTTTCAAAACAACCATTGGCAAGATGTCTAGATGGTTGCGTGTTAGAGCAGCAAGATCAATGGCTAAAGAATTAAAATTAAAAAATGCTGCTGTCAGAACACGCTTAAAGCTGATGAAAATTAAGTTTAATTCTGATGGAGGATTTGGTGGTATCTGGATTGGACAGAACCCTATTGATTTACCTTATATAGATGGAGGGCAACAATTTAAAGGTGGTGTTAGGACAACGCGAGGTAAGTATCTGAAGGGTGCTTTTATGGGGCCCAAACCTGGACAGCAAGCTATCTCTTTAAGAGGTAACGCTTTTAAGCGAACAGGCAGAAAAAGATTACCAATTGAGAAGCAAGGGCATCCAGTACAAGATGTTATTGATAAATCTTTAGAGTCAGACGTAATGCAATGGTCGGCTTTTGAAAGACAATTTTTTAAAGTGTTGGAGCATGAATTGAAATGGCAGATGCGATAGCAGGTGTGAATTTAGATCAATTACATGATGTGATTGAGGCCAAATTAAGAGCGCAATTTCCAGTTTTTCAATTGGTTCAGTTCTATCGTGACGAAGAAGAACGTAAAGCCCCAACAGCAAAAGAACTGCCAGCACTGCTCCTTGAACTCACCAGTTTTGATATTGATGAACAGGGTGATATGGGTACAGAGCAACTGCCTTTGATTGCCCGATTTGAAGCGCGAATTATTGATACGTTTAATCAGCGTAGAGCCAAGATTAATGTCCGAAAACTAGCGGCAGGCGTTGCTTTCTATATTTTTAAGAATAAGCACTTTACCCAGCTGGGGAAACTTGGTGTTGGAAGCAGTTCACTGGAAGATATTTCTGAAGATGGATTTTTCCCTGAACTCGATCGTTTTGAGGTATGGCGCGTGGACTTCTCTACTCAAATTTTAGTCGGTGAAAATATTTGGGCAGGATCAGGGGTTACACCAACTCCTGTCTTTAGCTATTCGCCTGAAATTGGTTTAGGTCATGAAGATAAATACCAAGAACTATCACTGAATCAGGAGGTGCCATGAGTTATGCACTGGCGCAGATGGACAGGATTCTTGCGAATTTAATCCGTTTTGGTCGAATTCATGCTGTTGATTTGGATGCAGGCACAGCAACAGTCGATTTTGATGGTGAGCTCGTTTCTGACCTTGAATGGGCGAAAGATCGAGCAGGTAAGGATCGTTCATGGAATGGTGGTTATTCCAAAGGTGAGCAGGTTTTAGTGCTCTCACCATCAGGTGATCTGTCTCAAGGCGTAATTGCTTTTGCTTTATCTCAAACTGCCTTCCCTAATGCGGGCACTACTGAAAATCCAAAGCATATTTATGAGGATGGCACTGTGGTTGAGTATGACAAAGCCAGTCATACATTAAATATTGATTTATCAGGCAGTGGTGGAAAAGTTTTTATTAATGGTGGTTTGGTCGTTGATGGTCTTGTTGAATTTAACGGATCTGATGTCAAGCACAATGGGAAAAGTATTGGAGGAAGTCATACGCATAAAGGTGTGCAATCTGGTGGCTCTAATACAGGAGGCGTGAATTAATGGGTATGAATGCACTAAATGGCCGATCGTTATCTGGCCTTGAACACTTAAAACAATCTATTGCAGATATTTTAAATACACCAATTGGTTCACGCGTGATGCGCCGTGATTATGGTTCCAAGTTATTTTCTTTAATTGATGCCCCACTAAATCGGGGCGCATTGGTTGATATTTATGCAGTAACAGCTGAAGCACTAATGAAGTGGGAAGCTCGCTTGCTTGTCAGTGCAGTCGATATTACAAGTGCACAACTTGGTCAGATCACTTTAAAAATCACAGGTAAATATGTTTTAGACGGCAAAACCGTTCAGTTAGATGGAATAGTGGTGGGTCAATGAGTACAGTCGATTTTTCTCAATTACCACCGCCAAGTTTGATCAGTGAATTAAGCTTCGAGGTTCTTTTTGAAAAAAGAAAAGAAAGTTTTATAGCACTGCATGAATCAGAAAAACAGGCCGAAATCCGTGAAACACTTAAGCGTGAATCTGAACCTGTTACTAAGTTGCTTCAAGAAAATGCATATTTAGAAATGCTGTATGTCGCCAAATGCAATGCGGATGCACGCTCACTGTTACTTGCTTATGCTGAAAAATCAGATTTAGATCACTTAGCACTAACAGAATATGGATTAATCCGGCTTTTAGTCTCGCCTGCAGATGACACCGCTATACCTCCAATTGATGCAATCTATGAATCAGATGAACGCTTGAGAGAGCGTTGCTTATTATCTTTTGATGGTATGAATACCGCAGGGTCTGCTAATGCATATCGCTATTTTGCTCTATCCGCTGATGGTCGTGTCGATGGCATTAAAGTACGTTCAGATGGGGCCAATCCATATCTACTCGATATTGTGATTACTCAGATTGATAGCGTAAATGGTGAAGCCTCCGCGGAATTGATCACAGCTGTTCAAAAGGCTTTGGATCCTGATCATGTACGGCCAGTCTGTGATAGACCGATTGTTAAATCTAGCGTGGCAACAAATTATCAAATTGAAGCTCAACTCTATGTTGGTAAAAATGCAGAAGATGCATTACTACTCGAAACTGCAAATTTACGTTTAGACAAATACATTAAAAATGCACAAAAGAACGGGGAAAGCATTTATAGATCTGCAATTTATGCAGCTTTGCACGTGGACGGTATTCAGCGTGTAGTTGTTACTGTACCTGTAAACGATTTAGTTATGGATAGTTATCACCACCCATTTTGTACTGCTAAAACGATCTCTATTGGGGGATTGAATGAATAGTTTATTGCCTCCGAACGCCAGCAAGCTAGAACGCAAAATTGCTCAAGTTGGGAGGAGTACTTTTGATTTACCAACAATTCGGGTGATTAGGGATATTGATGCTATTCCATCGCAGTTTTTACCATTTATTGCATGGCAAAGATCAGTAGATTATTGGGATGAAAATTGGCAAGACTCACTAAAACGTAAAGTGATCCAAGATTCAAAACAACAGCACAAATTGAAAGGAACAGCAGCTGCAATCAAACGTGCGCTAGAACCCTTTGGTTATGAAGTAAAGCTGATCGAATGGTTTCAGGTTGAGCCGAATTTGACACCAGGTACTTTCAATCTTGAGTTGGATTTAGTTGGGAAAAGTTTAAATCAAGAAGTCTATTACGAAGTCAATCGGCTCGTTTCTGATGCAAAAGCAGCTTCAAGACATTTGACCAATTTGACGATTACAACAAATCCAATTTTAACGATCCGCAATATTCTTGTGCATCAAACAGCATTCACTTTTTCCAGCGAGCCTAAAGCATGAGTGATTATTTTAACGTCACAACCAATGTTGGTGATGCTGCAATTGCCACTGCGATTGCCAACAATTCAAAACTAAATATCACACATATTGCGTTTGGTGATGGTAATGGGTCTGTTCCAACACCAACCAAAACAAGAACAACTCTAATTAAGGAAGTTCACCGCCAAACTGTCACTAAATACGCAATGCATCCAGCGATTGCAAATTACATTGTGATAGAGACCATTATTCCATCAAATATTGGTGGCTTCTGGATTCGAGAAATGGGAGTTATTGCGGATAATGTTCTTATCTCTCATGGTTCACATGCCCCATTTTTTAAAGTGGCTGATCCGGATGGTGTTAGTGAATACCGACTTAAATTCACACAAAATGTCCGTGATGGTAGTGTCGTTGAAATTTTGTTGGATGAATCACTGATCTATGCGAGTCAGGAATGGGTTGATGAAAATTATATCCGTCGAAATGAAATAGTCGATAACCTGACCACCAATGATGCAACTAAACCTGTCTCTGCCAAGCAAGCCAAGCTTCTCTCAGAACTAAAAGTCAATAGAGGTGGTTCATTTAAAGATGCCTTTGGACGTGATGTAGATTTTTATCAAGATGCATTTACGGCCCAATTTTTCAAATCATTTGATGAATGTCCAGTTGGTTCCCGCTGCTTGATTTATACAGGTCTTGATTTAATAAATGAACCGTTATTTTCGGATCAATACATTTATGTAGAGACAAGACAAACATTTGAATCAGCTGGAAAATTGCAAATTGCGTATGGCTATGTTACTGGCAAGGTTGCTATACGATCTGCGGGTACTGGCGCTGCATATGGACCATGGACTTATACAGCAACATTAGACAGTAATGTTGCGTCAGCAACAAAATTACAAACAGCTCGCACAATTAGCTTTTCTGGTGCTGCTACTGGTTCATTTAATTTTGATGGCTCAGGGAATAGTTCAGCAGTATTAACACTAGCAAACTCAGGTGTTGTTGCAAACACGTATGGTTCAAATCTTAAAATCCCAGTCATCACAGTAAATGCTAAAGGTTTGATTACTGGTGTTTCAGAACAACAAATCCCTATTGTTGATGATCTTACTACTGGAGGATCTGCAAAATTACTCTCAGCAGAGCAAGGGAAATTACTGCAAGCTAATAAACTTGATAAAACAGCACTCAATAACACTCTGACAAGCACATCATCCACGCAAGCTTTAACCGCCGCACAAGGTAAAGTTTTGAATGATCAGGCTTTTGGGGTCGGTCAGACATGGCAAGATGTAACGTCTAGTAGGGTTTCAGAGACTACATATACAAATACAACAGAAAAAGCAATAACAGTTATATTGACTATTATGGACAGGAGTTTATCAACACCTTTTTTAGTAAAAATTGATAGTCTTGTAGTTATTGATGTTGATGATTTTTATGAGAGTACATACCCTATAACGTTTACTGTAGCACCATCCTCGACATATCAAGTGACCACAAGAAATACAATTAGAAAATGGTCGGAGTTGCGATAATGCAAAAGTTTATAAATAACGATTTTTCAGATATTCGATATTTTGAAGATAGTGTGATAGTCAGTGATTGGATTGATTTATCTAAATATCGACTAATGACAGATGAAGAAATATTGAAACATGAAACACCAAAGCCAACCAAATTTCATACAGAGTGGAACGGCACAGAATGGATCGATATACGAACTGAAGAAGAACAACTTCAATACAAGCGTTCACAATATCCAACGCTTACACGCTATCAATTCTTACGCTGTCTTTTAGAAAACGGCTATAAATCAGAAGCAATTGAAACTCAAATTCTAACAATTGAGGATGAATTTACACGTGAATTGACATTGCTTGGATTTAAAGAAGCGACTAATTTTGTGCGCACAGATGACAGTATTCTCACGATGAGATACATACTTGGCTTAAGTGATGAAAAAGTTGATGAAATGTGGGTATCTGCTTTAAAGCAGTAACGTATTTGGCTCTTAAGTTTTGTATTTTAATTGTATATTTTTTTGTTATCCTTGTGTGGAGTGATAAAAATACTGGAATTGACATATGAAGGTTAAGTCTTTAAAACGGTTAATTACTAGAAGAGTACGAAATTTTGAAATCGGTGAATCGCTTACAATTTCTGATGTGAATGTGTGTGATTTGTTAAAACAAGGATGTGAGATTAGAGCTTCTCATATTAGCCGTAGTTGTAAAATTAACTTCCCTGTTCATTTAAGCCCTAATTGTGAAATTAAGGAATTAGTAAAAATAGGTAAGTTTACTTGTGTCAATCAAAATACTGTAATTTATCCTCACACAATAATAGGTTCATACTGCTCAATAGGAAGAGATGTTCAGGTTGGTCTTGCTCAGCATCCAACTGATTGGTTAAGTTCACATTCTTTTCAATATAACTCTGACAAATTTCCTAATTTGAAAGAGTATAAGGATTTTTTAAGATCGGAAAAGCATCAGTATCATTCGCCGGTTGTGATAGGTTCTGATGTATGGATTGGTCATGGTGCTCTTGTATTAGAGGGTGTTAATATCGAAACTGGTGCTATTATTGGCGCCGGTTCCGTGGTCACGAAGGATATTCCGCCATATGCAATAGTAGGTGGGGTCCCAGCTAAGATTATTAAATATAGATTTGATGAAAATACTATTTCTAGGCTCTTAAATACAAAATGGTGGGAAAAAAATCCAAATGATTTGAATGGTGTGCCATTTCATAATATTAGTGAAGCTTTGGAAATTTTGGAAAATGAGAAACTATCCTAAAAAGGTTTCTAAATATTTGCTCACTAGTGCAATAGTGAATAATGAAAAGTACTGACTAAAAAGCAAAAATGAACCAAAATCTTAAATTGAGATTGTGATTCATGAGCGATATTTTTTTACACGGGATTCAAAACGTCACAGTAGATGATGGTTCACGTCCCATTACTACAGTTCGAAGTTCGACCATTGGTATCATTGGGTCGGCTCCAGATGCCGATCCTCTAATTTTCCCACTCAATAAACCTGTGCTGATTGCTGGTTCTCGACTTGTGTCAGCTAAACTGGGCGAGATGGGGAGCTTACCTCAAGCCATTGATTCTATCTTTGATCAAATTGGTGCTGTGCTGGTGGTTGTACGTATTGAAGAGGGTGAAACCGAGGCTGCGACGTTAGCTAATGTTCTGGGCGGCGTTGATGCAAATACTGGTACTTATGAAGGCGTACATGCTTTCTTGGCTGCAGAAAACATTGTTGGCTTTGTACCAAAAATTTTAATCGCACCCAGCTTCACGCATACACGTACTGCAACAGTAGATCCAACTCCTGCAACATCAAATCCAGTTGTTGCTGAACTCTCTGGTATTGCAGAACGCTTAAAAGCAGTGATTATTGCAGATGGCCCAAATACCAATGATGCAGATGCAATTGCATATTCAAAAGACTTTGGCTCTAAACGCATTTTCTTGGTTGATCCTAAGGTTCTAAAAACGGTCGATGGTGAAACGTCACAAGAATGGTCTAGTGCTTGCGTTGCTGGTCTGATTGCTAAATCAGATAATGAGCGTGGTTGGTGGTGGTCACCATCGAATCAAGAAATCAACGGTATCATTGGTACATCACGAGCAATTGATTTTGCAATGGGTGATGCTAGCTGTCGTGCAAATTTACTCAATGAAAACAACGTCGCTACTATTATTCGTCAAAATGGTTATCGCCTTTGGGGTAACCGTACGCTTTCAAGCGATAAAAAATGGGCATTTCTGTGTGTTGTCCGTACAGCAGATATGATCGATGAATCCTTAAAAGCTGCGCATTTATGGGCTGTCGATCGCGGTATTACCAAAACTTATGTTTCTGACGTGATTGAAGGCGTGAATGCATATTTACGTCATTTAACCAATATCGGCGCTATTTTAGGTGGTTCGTGCTGGGCAGATCCTGAACTCAATTCAGCAGATCAAATTGCGCAGGGGAAAGTTTATTTTGATTTTGACTTTACTCCAGTCTATCCAGCTGAGCATATTATTTTCCGCTCTCATTTGGTCAATGATTATATCAAAGAGATTTTTTCTTAAGGAGCATTTGAAATGGCTGTAGCACAAGATATTCGTAAGAATTTTAATCTCTTTGTTGATGGTAAAGGCTTTGCTGGGAATACCGATGAAGCCAATATGCCAGAGCTATCACTTCAAACTGAAGAGTATCGCGCTGGCGGTATGGATGCTCCAATTGATATAACGATGGGGATGGAAAAATTAACAGCAGATTTCACCCTAAACTCACACAGTAAAGACGTGCTTTCATTGTTCGGTATTAAGGAAGGAAATACCAAATCATTTACAGTGCGTGAAGCGATGGAATCATTTGACGGCACGGTAACGCCTGTCGTGCATAACCTCACTGGGAAAATCACCAAGATTAGTCAAGGTACGTCCAAGGCTGGTGAAGCACCAAAAGATAAATATGATTTATCTTTAACTTATTACAAGCAAACAATTGGTGGCGCTGTTGTTCATGAAATTGATGTGATCAACATGGTTCGTATTATTAATGGCACAGATGTATTAGCGGATATTCGCTCAGCGTTAGGAATGTAAAATGACAATTAAAAAAGACTATATTCAAGAAGAAGCAGGCACGAATCAGATCACATTGAGCCGTGCTTATGGTGGCATAGGCGAGATCAGTATGCGTGAGCCAACCGTGCAAGACTTACTCTCTGCTGAACTACAGGCAAAGGGTAAATCAGATGCTGAGCAGGAAATCACGATGTTTGCGAATCTGTGTGAAATTACACCAGACTTTATTAAAAGTTTAGGGCTGAAGGACTATAAACGTATTCAAGAGTCATACCGACTTTTTACAGAATAAGTGCAATCGACATTCGCCAGTATGTGCTTGCACTATCATCTTTTTCATCATGGCCACTTTCTGAAGTTGAGAAATTACCAATTTCAAGATTGTTGTGGTGGTGCGATGGACTACCTAGAGAAACCGCTTAAATGCGGTTTTTCTTTGCATAAGTGAATAATGAATAAATACCCATAAAAATACCAAAATTACATATTGGTCTTGGTGTGTTTTATGCAATGGCAAACAAGAAATTAAGTGCAATTATTACAATTGGTGGTGAAGTCGCAGGTTCTTTGCGAACAGCCATTGGTAGTACCACATCCCAACTAGGTAAAATTGGGTCTGAGATTCAGCGCGTTAAAAAACAGCAGTCTTTGTTGGGTGAGTCTATTCGCACATTCGGAAGTATGGGGAAGAATGTTGATAATTTGCGTGCACGCTATTCAAGTGTGACCGATGAATTAAACCGACTCACCAAAGCTCAAGAAAAATTAAATCGGGTTGAATCGGCACGGCTGAAAAATCAACAAAAGTTCCAAGAGCTTAAAAGTCAAATTGGTGCAACTGTTGCAACAGCTGTGACTTTTGGTGCACCTATTGTCATGGCTGCTAAATTCGAAACGGCTATGTTAGGTATTGCAAAACAGTTAGATGGAGCTCGAGATAAAAGTGGCCAACTCACTCCTGTCTACCATGACATGGTGAAACAGGTTCAGTTGCTTGGCCGTGAATTACCGATCGCAACCAATGAAATTGGTGAAATGGTGACTTCAGGCTTAAGGATGGGAGTCGCCAAAGATGAGGTTGTCGAATTTACCCGTGTAGCAGCCAAGATGGGAACGGCATTTGAATTACCCGTAGGTGAATTATCTGAAAATATGGGTAAGATCGCCAATATGTATAAGATCCCAATTAAAAACATCGAGGACTTGGCGGATTCAATTAACTATCTAGATGACAACGCTATTGCTAAAGGTGGAGACATCATTGATTTTATGCAGCGTGTCGGGGGTACGGCCTCCATGGTTAAAATTTCAGCCAAGGAAACGGCAGCATTAGGCTCTACATTATTAACTTTAGGTGAAAAATCAGAGACATCTTCAACAGCAATAAACGCCGTGTTTTCTAAACTTGGTGCGGCAAATACTGGATCGAAACCATTTAAGGCCATGGTTGATGAGCTAGGGCTAAAAACGCATGAACTAGAAAATATGATGCAAAAAGATGCGGTCGGTGCAATCTATTCTGTGATGGATGCCATTAAGAAGTTGCCGAAAGAATCTGTACTAGAAAAGATATGGGTTCCACCGAAAGGGAAGAAACCAGGTGAATGGATTGAGCAGGCAGGTACATCACAAATTGATGCAGTCGCTACATTATTTGGCGCCGAGCATTGGGATACCTTTTCAAAGTTATTAGAGAACCGTACTGAGCTAGAAAAACAAATCCGCTTGTCTAACAGTGATGAAGCATCAGGGAGTATGACACGAGAATTTCAGGCTCGTATGGAGACCACCGAAGCACAATGGCAAACCTTCAAAAACAGGGGAGCTGAATTGGCTGTAAATATTGGCAGTGTGCTGTTGCCAGTGGTGAATTCAATCATGGGAAGTGTGGGTAGCGTGGTTTCGGTTTTTGCTGACTGGTCTCAAGAGCACCCTAAACTAACCAAGGTTATTGTTACGGCTGTTGTTGCTCTAGGTGCCTTCAAGCTTGGGTTATTGGTTGCAAGGCTGGCACTGGTGGCAATTAAATCGCCAATTATCACGACAAATGGACTGTTTGCTAGATTAGCTACTTCGGGAGGTGTTACTGGTAAAGTTTTCCAATCACTGTCTAATCCGTTGGGGCTTTTACGTTCAGGCTTTGGTGCAATTATTCCTATTATTAAGCAAGTCGGTTTTGTTTTACTCCGTACCCCTTGGGGAATTGTTGCCACAGCGGCTATTACTGCAGGTGTAATGATTTATAAATATTGGGATCGAATCTCAGCATTTTTTAGTGGGTTCTGGACTGGCTTGAAACAGGGGCTTGAACCAGCAATCACATCATTTACAAATTTGTATAAGTCTATGACATGGTTGGAGCCTGTGATTCAAATGATTGGTAATGGCATTGGGATTGTCTATGACTGGTTTATGAAACTTATAGCCCCAACAAAGGCTACGGATGAGCAATTAAAAAATGCAACAAGTGCGGGCGAAAACTTTGGCAAGATTGTTGGTACTGCCATTGATTGGGTTTTAACACCAGTTACCAAGCTTGTAGATGGGCTAGCATGGATTCATAAGAATATTGGTGGAATCATTGGAAAGGTTGCGGATCTAGCAAATAAAGCCCCTAGTATTGATAGTTTTTTTGGTTCGGTTAAAAGTACTTTTGGATTTGGATCATCCGAGCAGAAGAAGCCTCAAGTGTCGCGCGGTGTGCCATATCGAACTGGGCCAGCTCCTCAGATTCGTGGAGCAAATACAAAGAGTGTTGTACCACAGCAGAACATTACACAATCTTTCACAGTGACTGCTGCACCAGGACAAAATCCAAATGAAATTGCCAACATAGTGATGCAAAAACTGAATAGAGCTAATGCTGTTGCCCAACGTGGCTCAATGATAGATGCGGGGTATAGTCAATAATGGACGGTCAGATCTACGGTACATTTTTAACCATGATGCGACTTGGCTCATATAAGTTCTGCATTTATACAGCTGCTTACCAAGAACTAAACCGCACCACAAATTATAAGTGGGGTGAACAAGCGGTATTTGGTGGCTGGGATAATTTACAGTTTTTAGGGCCGGGTGAAGATACGCAGTCATTAACAGGCGTGGTTTATCCTGAGTTTAAGGGGGGCACTGGCCAGATTGATGAACTTCGAGCTTTGGCTGCGACGGGCATTCCTCAATTACTAATCAGTGGAACAGGCAAGATTTTGGGCTATTGGGTGATTAATAGCATCACTGAAGGTCAGACCAAGTTTGCCGCATTTGGCGTGCCACGCCGTCAAGAATTCACGATTAATATGCGTAAATACTCAGATAGTCCAGCACGTTTAGGTTTGCTGTCTGGAATTATGAATGCAGTAGGGCTTTAACATGGTGCAATATTTAACTAAAGCTGGCGATACGCTTGATGAAATCGCTTATCGATACTATGGCCATACCAATAACAAAGTAGTTGAGCGCATTCTAGGGGTAAACTTTGGGATATCTCGATATGAGGCGTTATTGCCTGCTGGTGTGCTGATTGAATTACCAGAAGTAAAACAGAGTACTGAGACGCGCAAGGTGAAACTATGGGACTAATACCATGTTTTTCTGTGATTGCGAATGATGCTGATATAACCGTACTTATCCAAGATATGTATGAATCTATTTCGGTAACTGATGGCACTGGTTATGAATCTGATACCTGTGAAATTGCACTTATAGATGACCCAAATAATCCAATTGAGTTGCCTAAAAAAGGTGCTGAATTAAGAATATCTATGGGTTATGACTATGATATGACGGATATGGGATTATTTATCGTCAGTGAAGTATCGTTATCAGGTCCACCTGAAAAAATGGTGATCCGTGGCCGTGCACTACCACAATTGACCAGTAAAAGTGGAATGACCTCGCTATCTTCGCAAAAAACACGCTCTTGGCCAAAAGGTACGACTATTTTTGCTGTCGTGACTAAGATTGCGAGAGAACATGGGCTAGAGCCGATTGTGAGTAATTCAGTGTCTGCTTTAAAGCTTCCTCATTTTGACCAGTCTGATGAGTCGGATATGAACTTTTTAATGCGTATCGCCAAAAGATACGATGTGGTGTGTAAACCTGCAGGTGGGAAACTGCTATTTGTTAAGCGCGGTGAGATTGAATTGCCAAGTTTAACTTTAGTAAAACAGCAGGTGAGTGATTGGGAAATGACGTCCAGTACAAGTGATAGTGTTGGTACCACGATTGCATATTGGCATGATAAAAAGGGCGCTAAAAAGCAAGAAGTAAAAGTTGGTGAGGGAGAGCCTGTCAAAAGGCTCAGGCATATCTATCAAGATGCTAAAAGTGCGCAATCAGCTGCTCAAGCATCATTAGATCAATCGCGCCGTAGTGAAGAAAAGTTGAGTTTAAACTTACCAGGTGATCCTGAAATCTCCGCTGAAAAGCCTTTGACACTTATAGGTTTTAGAGAAGGCATTGCAGGGGATTGGATTATTGAGCAAGCCACGCATAGTATTGATAAGTCTATTGGGTTTAAGACAGGTATTCAGGCTGTAAAGCCACTCATACTATAGATAGGCTACTTTTATTTTGCCCAAAGAAAAGGGGGATAATAAATATCCCCCTCTGTTATTACCAACTCTTAGAAGTTGTAACGAATACCTAATGAATAGTCATGTGATACTAGATCAGCGGTAGTTTTAAAGTTAATCCCTTCAATAGGATAGTTATTAAACTCAACTTCACCAGCATCTACATAGCGATAGCCTAAATCAAGGGCAACGTTTTCAGTCACTTTATATACAACACCAAGACCTGCCGCCCAAGTGAAACTGTTGTCTGTATCCGTCATATTTTCTGGTTCAAAAAATACTTGTGTTGCATTTTTAACGCGTGTTACACCTACACCAGCACTTACATAAGGTGTGAATTTTGATGTATTTTTAAAATCGTAGTAACCATTAAGCATTAAAGATTGGCTTTTGAGTTCTTTTACAAATGGACTCTCTTCATTTACAGCTTCAGATCCATCGATATCTTGTATTGCTTCAATAGCCGGATTAAATTTAGCTTTGTCTTTATAGCTGTATTCTAATTCAGCACGAGCATTAATGTTACTAATTTTACTGAAATCAAAACCCACAGCAGCAGAGATATTTGGGTAAATAGATTTATCAGCATCTTTATTATGGAGAGTTTCTTTGAAATCAACGTCAGATCCATTAAATGTGATCTGGTCTTTGCTATTGTCAAATTTTGTATCACTGATGCCTGATTTAAGTGATGTATAAAAACCATTGTCAGCATAAGCTAAGCTTGAAAACGAAATAGCTGTGACTAATAATAATTGTTTCATTGTGTAGCTCCACTGTAATTATTGTGTAGATAGTATCGTAATTTCTATGCACTCCTATTGCATTTTGTTACATATTTAGTCTCATTATTCTAAATTTTTGTGATTTTTTTATCATAATTTTGAATTAGTGAGGTGCGGAAAAGTTAGAGCGCCGTATGATGCTTTGATCTATAAGTGCTGTAGTGAAATATAATGACTGCAAAGCGCGACATGATGCGGTTGTAAAGCCCTCTCAAGAGAAGGCTTTACAAGTCTATTAAGGATTAGCTTTTGATAAGCTACTTGTAATTAATGCTAAATTTTGATTAGGTGCAGCACTTAAAATAAGACTGTTATTGGATTGCAACATGGTCCATCTTTGATTTGAAGTTCCTGAACAGGCATAACGTGTTGCTATACCACGACCATTATCATCAGGTGCACGCCCACCATGTAGATCAAGACATTGATTACCCTGTCGAATTTGTTGTTTGGTATCATCCATAGTCCAAATTTGACTAGCTGTGTCATTACGGCAAGGAGTAAGTTCCATAGAGCTTGATAAACAATGATCTACATATTTTTCATTATGGATTTTACCCATTGCATCATAAATCCATTTCTCAGAGGCTTCGCCAGTACAGCCATTTTTGCCACTGATATAAGCACTTATTTTGCCTGTTGCAAGCTCTTCTGCTTTCAAGCAACTATTTCTCATTGCAGGTAAAATAAGAGGAGCGCTGTTAGCTAATGGTGCCTCATTGCTTAAATCAATCTTATTTACAAAATCAGTAAATGCTACTTGAGCATCTTGATTCCCGCTTCTAAGGTCATTTGCATAAGCATTAACCCAACGATTTAGACGATACAATTGATTCTGTTGTTGTGTGTAGCGTTGCATTTGTTGTTGAGCTGTCATTGAGAGCTCTTGCCCATGCAATCGGTAAGATCTGTAAAGCTCAATTCCTCTAGGAGAGAGAGTCACTATTGGTTTATCAACTTGACTCATTAATTCAGCTTCAAGTTCTGGTAGCTCAATTTTGCGTAAAGCGCTATATCCGCTCTCTTTACCAATGACGACAGGCTTAGGAAGATTATTTGAATAGATTGGAATTTCAATTGAAGATAGTTTTTGAGCTACTTGACCTTCATCTTTACAGTATAGATCTACAGATTTAGGCTGGTCTGACTGAGCTAGATTTACATGTAGCTTATTAACACTATTGGCTTGCATGCGTTGAGGTGCTAGAGCAATATTTTCTTCATTTTTACCTGTGTAAAATTTAACATTGATCCAGCAATTTGCTGTCATAGCATTAGGATTCGTTTTTGGTAAATCAAACACATTCCCCCAGTTTCCACGAGCTTCTTTATAGAGTAGACCTACTTTATTTACTGGATCATACCCACCCAATATTGTAAAGACTGGTACACCAAATTGCTTAGGTTTTAAATAATAACCATTAGAACTGTTATACCAAACCTCATTAGAACCAGGAATCGGAGGATTTGAGTTCTCCATTTCACGTGTATCTTTATTCCATTTTTTATAACCACTAGGTGAAGTTTCATCCCAAATATGACGTGCTTCAAAATGTGGCTGAATGCGGCGTTGTGTATTGTAACCAGTGTAGTAGGTATATTTGGAAATAGATCCAGTTGGAAAGCCATCCGACTGCGCGTCGCGACCATATCTATATTTATTTAAGAAAATAGCTTCGCCATTACGAAGATCTTGATCAATATTAGTTTTTGTCCAGTTTAAGTTACCATGCATCATGTTTCGATAGCCAATATACCCCCAACCACTATCCGCATGATGAGCTGTCCAGAAATAATTGCCATCCTTTAGACCATCGTAGTGACCCATACCATAATGGTGTCCGATTTCATGGCTGAATTCATTTCCAGATGAATAGTCTAGGGTCAACATACCGTTACCACCACTCAAGCCATGATTGACTGGGCCATTTTGGTAAAGACCTCGTGAATGGTGGGCGACAACGGACTGCGTAAGTTGAGGTTGTTGCTGACTTTGCATTGAGGCACTGGTCACACCCCAGTTGGCTAAGTTAATACCAACACTAAAAGTGGATTTCCCTACATTTTCACGCATATCACCACTATGCCCTCCACCAATGTCATCACTCACTGTGTCATAAATTTTTCCACTAGAAATCATTACTTTTGGCAGAAAAATATCATCATATTGACTGACGGTCATTTTAGCAGCGGGCATAGTCTGGAAATAGTCCGAACCAGCAATCTCAGGTTGATTTAACATGTAATGGTGGTCAGTGGGAATTGGCGGGGTGAGCATTCCTATACGAATGTTTTGTACCAATAATTCACCAGGCGCTGAAAAATCAATATTTGACGCCCCTAAAGAACCGCTTTTATTGCTCTTAGTATCTACAATTCGAATGTTTAAGCCAGGGCGTACTTCATCCCAATTTAAAACTGCGGACCATGCTCGTTTAGAATATTGCACACGAGGGCGATCATCGGTGTTGTTTTGGTCAGATATGGGAATTAAAGAGGGGTCATTGAGCTCTATTGTTCGTAGCAATTTTTCATTCTGATAAATTTCAGCAGTTAAACTCTCTAATTTACCCATTTCGGCGGTTGGCGTAATTAAGAGAAGGGCTTCTCTTTCTGAGGCCAAGCGAGGCATAAGATTCGCCTCATTACCATTTGGACTCACGGTATGGCTCTGAGCAAATTGAACCATGGCCTGAAAGTCACCGCTTAAATCATTTTTAATTACTCTTGTTGTTCCTTCTTTATTAAAATCAAAATATCCTAAAACTGCATCGGGGAAAGTATCTGTTTTAGGTTCAGGGTATTTGGGTATCAAGGGTGGTTTTTGATTTCCATCTCCATCTGCTGGAGGTGTTGAATCATTATTTTCTGAATTAGAACCGCCACCGCAAGCCATTAGCATGGCTGATAAAGTACAGATTGCTAAAAGCTTAAGCTTAAACTGCATCACATTTCCCTTACATAATCCACGATTGTGTATCATTAAAATTAAAATACGTTAAGTATTTTTGTATATATATCAATGTATTATAGCAATATTAGCTTATGTGTAGATTGATTGGTTTGATTTTTTTATAAAATAAAGGCTCTGCTAAATATCGTGTGTAATCTATAAAGCATAGTTAATTTTGTTTTCGGGAATAATGTGTTGAGCTTAAAAAGCCAAGCTATCATATAGATGCTCTGTTTGAATAAAATCTACTAAGCAGGTGCCTTCCATGAAGGCACCTGATCCGAAAGATTTTATCGAGATGAAACAGTACTTTCCAGCGGTCAATAAAGTTGGAAATTTTCATGTATTCGATATTGGCGGAACAAGATTCGACTTATTGTAGTCGTGATGTATCAGGCAAAGCGTGTGTATAAGTCACACATAAAAGTAATTCATAAAAACAAAACTGTAGAGCTAATGAGGAAAACTAAAGCCATAATTGTTAGGTAGCTAGCTAGTTTATTTAATTTTACGCCTTCTGTTTTTTTACTGAAAAGTTTTGATAGCGGGTAATTCTTAATAGGTAATTGACACCATGGATACCAACAGCATAGAAAACCCAAAGTCCTCAGGATGCCTTGTAAACTCACAGATTCATATAAAGCTATCATGCTAATTCCAACGCAGATCAACCCTAGAATAAATCCAAACCAAGATTTGATGAGGCGGGTGTCGTTAAAGTTTGTTGATAAATCGGTCATATTATATTTTATAAAGTGTTATTAAGAATCATTATCGATAATATCAGATTAGTTATGTTTTGAAAAATAATTATTATCTAGATAGTTCAGGCATTTGGTTATATCCCTTAAGAACTCTTATATGTATATATTTTCACTTAAACTTCAGCGACTAGTCATTAATAAATTGGTTCAAGATTTTGCATAAGTGGAGCGCCGTGTGGCGCATTATTTAATGAAGCACCTTTATATCTTTTACATCAAAAATTTGTACATTTTTATTTTGGTCAGTAACTAAACACATTGATTTTAAACAAATGTTGGTTAGGAATAGTTTTTCATTGGTATCTTGGCCTTTGACTTCAACCAAAGGATAAGTATTCTGGGAATAGTTTTCCTTTTTAATTGAAATTAGAGCCGAATTAAAATCGCTCGATGCTGTATTTTTTCCATCTTTTATAAGATTTTGACCGACATTTAATACATTAATAATACCAGCTAAAAGTAAGAGTAAAACTGAATAATGAATAAAAAAAGATAAGTCAAAAGTGAAGTTTTGACTTATTGATGGTTCAGGACTATCCCCATATATTTCTTGCTTAATTTGAGGTGTTGTGAGGTGTAGCCGTTCTAAAATTTGGTGATTAGATTCTTCGATTTTATTGCTTTTATTACGAATCGTTAATCCCACTTTTTTTAGAAAATTCCAAACTCCTATGAATAAACATTTAATGAGGTTTGGTATTTTGTCCCTAGTGTGTTGTATAGCTTTAGAGACTAAGGAGCGCTGGGCGATAAAGCGAATAGGATAGTAGAGTGTTAAATGATAAATAATGATCAAAAAATTTATGGTTAGACCAATTCCTTTTATAAGCCAATAGAGCCATTGTTTTACCGAAATTGATGTAATGTAGGACATTAATATAAAGATAATAATCAAAGCTAACCAAGCTTTGTAACCTGTTACAAAGCCTTGAATTATCATACTAACTAGGGGAATATCGAATGAATCGATATTAAAACCATAAAAACCTAAATAACCTGTGTAGTAGCAGTATCCACACCAATAAAGTAGAAATGTAAATAAGGAAGTTACAACAGCCCAATCAAAGCTTATATTCAGTTTCATTATGGTTTTATTTCCTCTTCTTCGGGCACTTCTTACCATTTCCACCCGGCAAGCAATCACATGCTTGGCCATCGCCGTCGCGGTCTAAACTTTTCCAACCAGTTTGTCCTGATTGTTTGCGTTGTTCATACCATTTCTGTGCTTGCTGCTGTGTACTAAAGTCAGCGCACTTTTTTGCATAAACTTGGATGGAAGTGAACCCCAGAACCAAAAGTAGTAGAAATTTCATAAATTATTTTAAAGTCAAAACATTAGTCAAAGTCTAGCAACTCTCGACTTGTTTGCTCAATGAATCTAGTTAGAAAGTATTATAAAAGCCAGTTTAGTTGACAAATCTTTGAATTAGACTGATTTTTGGTTGACAAATTACTGTTTTAGCCATAAAAAGTGAAATTGAATTGATATGTAAGTTATCTTTCATTTGTTCTATAAGTTGAACATAATATAAGCAACCTAAATTGAAAATAAATTGTAATGTCAAAAGTGGGTAAACAGGGCAAAGTTGCCCAACAAAGTCTTGATCTATTCGATCCAGCTGTTCAGCAAGAACAAGCTGGCGATCTTGATTTTGTTTTAAAAATCCATGATGGGCATTTACATGATTTAGAAATTTCCAGTATTGCGAATTTACTATCTGCACTAGGTCAAATTGTTGGCATCAAGCAAGCTAGCTTTAATACGATTAAAGAAGGTTCAACGACCATTGCTGTTACAGTGCCAAATGACTGTAGATCATTGGCTATGTCCAATGTGATGAAAGACACTGCTGCAAAACACAGGCAAATTGCCCGCATTCAAAAAGAATTAGGTAAGTATGGATATCATCATGCTGAGATTTCATACGGCACTTTAAAAGATAATGAAATATACGAACCTAAAGAAATTTTATATGTCGTTCCTGAATTAGAGACTGAAGAAGAATTCAAACAACAAGAGTCTTTAGACGGACGTTTAACTCGCTTGCAAAAAGGGCGTGACAAGTCAGATCACATCACCATTATTTTAAACAATGGGGTGGAAGTTCCAGCACAGTGTTCTCATAAGTTGCTAAAAGAATTACATCCATACTTTGATAACGATACAAATTTAAGATTTGAAGGGGAAGCCACTTATTTATCGAAATCTAATTCTTATCAATTAACGCTTAAAAAATACATCATCAATAAGTTCCATGTCATTGAGGATGTTAGCTTAGAAGAGTGGATTGATGACTTTAGAGCGAAAGGTGCATCGAATTGGTCTACACATGATGACCCGATAGCTGAGTGGCTGAAGGAGCGACAAGATTGATCATCTTAGATACAAATGCCTTAATTACATTATTAATAAAAGACAAAGATGATGCTGAATATAAGAATCTTGTTGCCTTCCTCAATCAAGGTAAGAATTTTTCTTGGGCTTTACCAATGCCTGTGATTTCTGAGTTTATTGCAGGTGATAATGATGATGCACGTTCTTTAAGTTTACTTAAACCAAATTCTAAATTTAAAAATTTAGATTTTGATGCAAAAGCTGCTTTAAGTGCTGCCAAAGTTTATCGTGACTATCGTAATTTGCCAAAGAATAGAAAGTCTCAAGATCCACGTCAAAAAGTCAAAGTTGATATTCAAATTATTGGGATAGCACTTGCTAATAATGCAACTGCTATTATTTCTCATGATCAGGGACTTAAAACAGTCGTACATGAGCTTGGTTTGGCTTTAGCTGTTTATGACTATATGGACAATAATTATTTTGAGCAGATGGCGAGTTTAGTTGTGTCAGAAAGTGATCGAGTACAATAATTTATGAAAAGACAAAATAGACAGTTTGAAAAATTTGATACATTTGAGCTTTTTTCAGCATTTACGAGCAAATATTCAATTAACATACAAGATGAAACTTCATTAAATACTTTCTTAAAAGAAATAAAGAAAAGTTTAGAAAGATCCCAAAAAACCGATATTACAATACATGGAAAGCGTATTGAAATGCTTTTTGCTTATGTTGTTGGTGCTTTGGGCTCAGCCAAGTTGGTTAAGCAAGAAGATGCAGGGAATTTATTTACTGCTACAACAGAAATAGAAATGCCTGATTACAGAATTATTCTTAAGAATGATGAGCAAATATTAGTTGAGGTAAAAAATTTTAGCTCGAATGATCCTCATAAAAAATTTGTAATTAAAAAAGAATATTATAAAAAGCTTGAAAATTATTCTAATATTATGGGGGTGCCACTTTATATTTCTGTTTATTTTAGACTTTTTAACCATTGGGTATTATTACCAATTAAAGCCTTTGATGAAGAAGAAGAACAGTACACTATAGATTTTATACAAGCGATATCACGTTCAGAGATGTCAAAAATTGGTGATTGTATTTTGGCTACTACACCTGATTTAGAGTTTAGATTATTGACAGATGAAGATAGTGCTCAAGAAATATCAAATGATAATGCTGGAAAAGTAATTTTTACGCCGAAAGTGTCCAAAATTTATTGTAATAATAAACTTCTGGAAACAAAACTTGAAAATGAGTTAGCATTTTATTTGATGAAATATTCTACTTGGAAAGAAACTAAGCAAGAGTTGATAATTGAAAAAGGTAAATTGTATGGTGTCCGATTTATATATTCCGCTGAAAAAAATGAGGGCGAGCTTTTTGCCAATTTAGGATGGCGTAGTTCAATGATATCTGAAGTTTTCAAAACATTAACAATTAAAGATGACAAAGTAATCGCTACAGAATCTTTTTTAAACCCATCTGAATTCAGTATTCAGATACCTGATAATTATAAAGAAAAATTTAATGATTTACCCCTTTTGATATTTATTCCTTTACCAAATTATGAAAAATTGAAAAGAGTTGAGATACTTTAAATGTTTCAACTCTTTTTTATTCTTTAGGATAAAGTAGATACATAGTTAAAATTATTTTAGAAACTACAAACAGTTACCACTTTTTCGCTTCTGCATTAAATATTCGGAATTTTTTAAATTTATCTAAAATCAGTTATTTTATTGCGAATCATAAATAATTATATTTTATTAATTTTTTCTTCTAAAATCTGCCAAAATTTATACTCTGAAAGAATAATTAATAAATTTTCATCTGTTCTAAGGTGATTATCTATTGAATCGAATAGTAAGTTAACAATCTTCAAACTACATAATGCTGGTCCTAATGTTACTTCAATAGTATTTATAATTGGATTTACATAATTTAGTAAAATTTTATCCATAAGTTTTTTATCAATGTCTAATGAGTGATAACATTGTTCATTTTCTGAAATATTAATAAAGAATGGGGTAAGTGAGTAAGCAGAGGGATGTGTTACCTGACAAAGCTCAGCATATAATTCAATGATTTTTTCATTTTTTAATGAATTTAAATAGGTTCTTACTTGCTCTGCATTATGGCTATTATCACACTTAACTTTTTCAGAATTTGTCAACTTTCTAGCGTAACTGTAATGAATCAAACTGTCTTCAAGTTCTTGAGAAATCGAGAATTTATCAATATCGAGCGGCACTTTCTCCAATGCTAGTTTAATCAGTGAAAAATTTTCAGCAATAGTTACTACACAGCCATTTAATGAATAAAAAGAGTCAGCACAGGCTTCGATCCCGCCTCTTAATGCTGCACAAAAACCATAATAATTTTGGCTTTTATATGCGGATTCTACTGCTTCATACCATTTTTTTAGCCTTAAAATTGAGGTTAATCCACAAATATGAAATTTTTGAATATTTTCATACCAATATTTATAATGCCATTCAATCGGAGTTAACTTTTTAAATTCATCTACTGAAATATATTTATATGAAATTTGAGAAACGCTATTTTCAATTTCTAAAAATATTGAGTAAAAATTTTCTAACTGTTTTATATCCCCTGTATTCATATTAAAATCCCCAAACATTGTTAATTAATTTAATCTTCATTCTCTCCCACCCAATGGTCTTCGACAATCAACCACCCAAGACTTTTTTTACCGTTGTCTACAACGTCAATATGATTGTCGCCTTTATAAACCAGAACATCTTTATTAAAAAACTTTAATGAATTCCAAAAAGAAGAACCACTCAATACCTCAAGAGCAAGATGAATATCGTCACGAAGTTGATCGAGTTCTTGTGTGTAGTCTAAGCTAAGGTTATTTAAAAGCTTTCCAAAAATAACACGCCTTTTCCCATTCTTTAAATGAAAGACTTTTACGTCAGCATTTGTAGGAGCCGAACTGTCATTTAATAAAAAGCTATTTTCTAGTCTCGCCACAATATCTGCATTCATAGAGCGATTAAGATCTTTAGCAGATTCTGCAATTTTATCTTTTAGTTCTTGGGGCATTCGAACTTTATATTCCACACCTAGATGCTTGCTCATATCAATGATCTGTTTTTCGAAATTGATTCAATAATAATAAACCCCACTGGGGTTGACAAGTTTTAATTAAAAGAATAAATTTTAAATACACCCCACTGGGGTGTAAAAAGCCCCGAAACTTTGGACGGCTACGGGGCTAGTTATCAATCTTCTGTGAGAAAACTGATATGAATAGTTTAGCATTATCTTTTAATGAAACAATGTTTAATGTCGTTAGATATGAACAGGACATTTGGTTAACATCTACTGAATTAGCTCAAGCCTTGGGATATAAGCAAGAAAATGCAGTAAGCAAGATTTTTAATCGTAAAGCAGATGAATTCACTCAAAAAATGACGCAGTTAGTCGAGAATCCTCAGATACCCAATTTGGGTATGCGAATATTCTCTCTTAGGGGCTGTCATTTAATAGCCATGTTTGCCCGTACACCAGTTGCCAAAGAATTCCGCAAATGGGTACTCGACGTATTGGAAAAAGAAATACAGCATCAGCAAATCGACACTCGAGTAAAAATTAACGCAGAGCAACAAGCCATACTCAAAGAAATCGTCGACCGACGTTGTGAGGGCAGTACAAAGAAACGCACCGAACTCTGGGTCAGACATAACAAACACTTTCGCATTCCACGTTATAGCGAACTCTTGGCCATGCATTTCCAAGACGCAGTGGACTACCTAGAAACCATGCAAATTAAAGCAAAAGGGGATATTCATATAGATGAAAACCAATCTATAGAAATACTCTGTGGCCAAGCCAAACTCTTCCAGGCATGGTGGAATACCCATAGCCCGACACTGGCAAAACTCAATCCATTACTGGTGTCTATGTTGCATGACAATATGTTCTATATGACCTATGCAGTATCGGATCTATGCAAAAAGTACAATGTAGAATTACCAGTTTATGACTATCAACATATGTTCGAGTTGAAGACTTCGCCACATCAAAGATATAATTTATTGAAGTAAGAAAACCGCCTTCGGGCGGTTTTTTATTGTGTCAGAATGGTCAATCTCTTCTATATTTTCGATAATAGTTTTGCAGGAATTTTGCATTTATTTTGCAGGCACTTTTATAAATTATAGAAAAAACAGAAAGATAGCATCTTTTTTTAGCCTTTTATTGATATTTGATATAGATTGCACTGTTAAATTTGATAAAAGGCATGGATATCCATCAAAATTACTTATAAATGAAAAAGACTCTCAGTTGAGAGCCTTTTTTCTAGTCCAGATTAAAGCTGATCTTTAAGCATATACAATTGCTGTAATGCTTCTCTTGGGCTTAAATTATCAATATCGAGTTCTTTGAGTAGCTCTAATGCAGGAGATGTTTTTTCAATTTCGATAATACGTTCTATCACTTCAGGGGTTTCATTGGGCATAAACAAATCATTCTGAATGGCATGATGGATATGTAACTGCTGCTGTTTCTCTAAAATTTTAAGACGATTTTGTGCTTCTTTAATCACACTAGCAGGAATACCTGCTAATTTTGCAACTTGCAAACCATGACTTTGGCTGGCAGGGCCTTGCTGTACTTTATGCAAAAGAATTAAATTACCATTCAATTCTTTTGCCGTAACGTGATAATTATCAATAGCTGATTCTTTGCCTAATTCAGTCAATTCAAAATAATGCGTAGCAAACAAACAGAGACATTTAATACGTTTGGTTAAATCTAATACACAGGCCCAAGCTAACGATAAACCGTCATAAGTACTGGTGCCACGACCGACTTCATCCATTAAAACTAAAGACTGATTGGTAGCATGATGCAAAATTTGCGATGTTTCGGTCATTTCAACCATAAACGTCGATTTACCTGTTGATAAATCATCGGCAGAACCAATACGGGTGAAAATACGGTCAATTGGGCCTAATACACTAGCTTGTGCAGGAACAAAGCTACCGCAGTAACCTAAAAGCACAATCAAGGCAGTTTGACGCATAAAGGTCGATTTACCACCCATGTTCGGGCCAGTAATAATGGCCATACGATGGTTAAAGTCTAAGGTTGTATCATTTGGGGTAAAGGCTGTTTTACTGAGTGATTCAACCACAGGGTGACGACCTGCCTGAATTTTTACCCCAATTTCAGGACTAAACTCAGGTCGCGCCCAATTGTTCAGACGGGCTTGCTGTGCAAAGTTAGCAATCATGTCAACTTGTGCAATTGCACTGCTCATCATTTGTAAGTTACCAATGTCTAGGCGCAATTCATCTAAAAGCATTTCGAAGAGCATTTTTTCACGGGCAAGGGCACGTGATTCACTAGATAGGACTTTATCTTCAAAGGATTTAAGTTCAGGCGTGATATAGCGCTCTGCATTTTTAAGCGTTTGACGACGGATATAGCGCTCAGGAGCTTGATCTGCTTGACCACGCGTCAATTCAATATAATAGCCACTGACACGGTTATAACCAATTTTCAGGGTATTAATGCCTGTTTCTGCGCGTTCTTTAATTTCTAAATCAATTAAGAACTGTCCCGCATGATCTCGAATTTTGCGTAGTTCATCCAACTCATCATCAAAGCCTTCTGCAATGACATTGCCATCACGCAGTAATACTGGTGGATGTTCCACAATCGCTGACATGAGACGTTGATGCAGGCCATTAAAATCCCCCAGTTCTTGATTTAATTCACTCAGAAGTTTGGATTGTTTTAATTCAATAATAGGTTTTAAGGCATGCCGTAAATACGGAATTTGAGCGCAGGTTTGACGCAACTGTACTAAATCACGCGGACGCGCACTACCTAAAGCCACACGACTAAGCACGCGCTCAATATCACTAATTTCTTTTAATACAATGCGAACTGGTGCTTCGTGATATCCCTTGAGTAGCGCTTGTGTGGCATCTAGACGTCCATCTAAAATTGCTGTATCACGCAAAGGTTGCATTAATGTTCTGCGTAACAGACGGCCACCCATTGCAGTTTGGCAGTCATTAATCAGTTGAAAGAGTGATGTGCCATGTTCAAAAAGTGGATCGACAAGTTCTAAATTGCGTCGTGTCACTGGGTCTAGCGCAATAAAATCTGAACTTTGTTCGAGTAAAATAGAACGAATATGCGGTAATGCAGTTTTTTGTGTTTCTTTTGCATAGTGAATTAAAGCTGCAGCAGCTGCTTTTGCCAAAGGCAAGTGATCAATACCAAAACCAGAGAGGGTGGAAACAGCGAACTGATCGCACAACGTCTTTTGTGCATTATTTAAATTAAAGTCAACATTTGGGCGTTTGGTAATTGGGCTGTCCAGTTGTTGCTTAATTTGTTCAATAATATTTGGATCAATAATGTCTTCATCAATAATAATTTCACTAGGCATCAGACGAGATAGCTCAATGGCTAACTGTTCAATTTTAAAGTCTTGTTGTTGAACTTTAAAAATACCCGCACTTAAATCCAGTAGGGCAATACCAATTTGATTTTGTTGCACACAAAGTGCGACTAAGTTTGATGTTTGATGCGCTGTCAGCAAAGCATCATCGGTTAAAGTACCTGGGGTAATAATTCGAACCACACCACGTTCTACAGGCGCTTTTCCTGTAACTTCACCAATTTGTTCACAGATAACAACAGTTTCGCCTTTTTTAACTAAACGTGCTAAATAACCCTCTGCTGCGTGATAGGGCACTCCCGCCATTGGAATGGGTTCACCATTGGCTTTACCACGATGGGTAAGGGTAATACCCAGCAATTTTGCTGCTTTATGAGCATCTTCAAAAAACAGTTCATAAAAATCCCCCATGCGATAAAACATAAGTGAATGCTGATGTTGCATTTTAACGCCCATATATTGTTGCATCATTGGCGTTAAAGTAGAAAGATCAGCGATTAGATCAGAACTGGTCAT